ATTAGGATCACATTTCTCCACCCAATTAAATCCACTACCTTCAGGGTAAACATATTGTCCATTCTCATCAAACATACCTGAAGTGTCTGCTATCCTTGACTCCTTTGATGGATACTTTGGATAAGGTCTCAACCCTGCTCTCATCTCATTACCTTTTCTTCTTCTTAATTGATTACCAGTCTCATAATTTTCATCCCACTCTGGACATGATGTACCAAGAATCTCCCTGATCATCTCCTTAGTATAACCATTTGGATGTTTGTCAGTCATAGTTATTATAACATAAAAAAAGAGACCCCTAAAAGGAGTCTCTCGTAAGAAATATAAGCATCTCGCTTACATGAGGTTTTGTACCTTAACACGTCTGTAGTAACGGTTAGAACCAGCAGTAATGCGTCCAAGACCTTGAGTTGTGCCTTCAGCATATGGGTTAGAAACCATGCCGTAGCGAGTCTTGAATCCAATTTTTGGTTGGAATGTGTCCTGACCAACTGCACGAACCATCTGTAGAGGAACGTATGGGCAGTAGAACAGTCCAGCGTCATAAGGTGAAGAACCTTTATAACCCATTACATAGTACTGATCAGCACTTAGGTTAGCAGCGAAAGGATCGATGTAGACCTTGAAGCGTCCGTTAAGAACTCCAGCGAATGTGTTACCTGTATCGTCAACTGTTAAGTTTGCAGATAGTGCAGGTGTATAATCCAACTGTCCAGCAGCAGCAAGTGCAGAAGCAACGTCGGCAGAGCAAAGGAGTATGTTACCCTTTCCACGACGAGTTTCTTGTGCGATTGCGTTGGCATCTCTTTCAAGTTGGAACATCATTCCCTTGAATTTCTCAACCATCCATCTTCCGTTAGAGTCAACGTCTAAGTCGAAGATACCAGTGTTCGCAGTGTTTGTCTGAGCACCAGGTCTTGCAACCTTGTAGATTGTACGGATGATTTCTCTGTTGATCTCAGCAAGTATCTCTGTTGAAAGGATATTTGCTAGTTCAGCTTCAGCGTCTAAACCGTGGATTGCCTTCAAGTCTTGAGCAAGTTCTAAACTGTACTCTGCCTTGAGTGCTCTTGAGCGAGCAGCAACGGTAACCTTCTCGATGCTGAATGACATCTCACGGAAGTCATTACCAGCAGCGTCTCCTAATGATTCAAGAGCTGTTGCATCAAAACCTTGTCCAGTGTTGTATGCGTTAGCAGCACCACCGTTAAGGATTGAAGGGTTAGTACCAGACTGTGCAGTTGTACCGAAACCAACGTCAGTTCCACCGTCAACTGTGTTTAGTGCATAGTCGCCCTGTGCAAGAGATGCATTATCGTCTTGAGCAGAGAAGGCAGAATCTGGTTCGTTGAAGAATGCTTCTGTTCCAGACTGATTGTCGTATCTGGTTCTCATTGCGAAGATTAGTCCAGTAGGACCATTCATCGGCTGAACACCAGCAAGGTCGTATGCCACCAAGTTAGGCATTGCACGACGAATCAAACTGATTAGAACGGGGTCGAAACCAGCAACAGGACCAGCATCAGTAGATCCACCACTGAAACCTGGAGTACCTGCAGATGCTCCACCACCACCTAATGATGTTGTAGGAGGTGCTTCTGTCAAGAACGCACGCTCTTCCTTTAAAAATCTCTCTTGGTTTTCTAGAAGTTGGGCAGTAACCGCTTTCCTATGAGTATCCTGAATCTTATCGATTCCTTCTGCTTCTAGGAGGGGTTGCCACTTCTTCTGCAATTGAGAAGAATTAAACATGTTTGTCTTCCTTTAGGGGAAATAAGTTTTAGTTAATTTAGTTGAACTGGTTAAGAGCTCTGATGTAAGATTCCATTCTTGGAGATTCCTGCTCAACAGGAGCATCTTCAGAGATAACCTCTTGGGATTCTGCTACTGGTTTCTTTGAGAAATATGTTTCTCTTAGAGTAGACAGTTTTCCACGGTACTGTTCTTCGCTTTCAAACTCAACACCTTCAGCAAGACCTGCAATCTTTTCCTTTTGGGAAAGTGCAAGACCCTCACATACCTCATCGAGGATGTTGTCTGAGACAGATACTGATAAACGCTTCGTTAGAACAACGTTACTATCAATCTGCTCATTGAGTTTGGTCTCCATTTCATCTAATTTCTCGACCATAGCCTCAAGCACATTGTATTTTTCTTCAGGGATTTCTACATAATGTTCTTCAAAAAGTCCCTTGAGACCAGTCATGAAGGACTCAGAGAGTTCGTCTCTGATTCCAGTTTGCACTTGTAGAGTGTTCTCATTGATCCACTCATTGCAAACGTAATCTAAGTATGAATCAACTCTTTCAGTTAATTCTGTTCTGATTGCTTCCACGTCTTCGACGAGTCTAGCATCAAACTTTTCAGTCATTGCAGCCTTAGCATCTGCAATTCTGGTTTTAACAACTGCCTCAAAGACAGTCTTTGCTTTTTCTTGAAACTCTTCGGAAAGTTCTTCGCCTTCAAGAAGTGCCTGTACATCTTGTGAAAGATCTAATTCTTCTTCTTGAATAACCGATTCCTCAGTTGCTTCTCCTTCAGAGACTATAGTCTCATCAGTTTCAACTTCTTCGTTAGCACCGTTACCATATCCAGAGGATTTGATAGCAGCAGGACCAGGAAGAGTTGTTGCACCAGCAGCACCTTTCGTCTGCGGGTCACCCGTTTGGGCGAATTTTGCGGATGGAGTTTTTAGCTTATTACTGTTGTCAGTAGGTTTGGCATTCTGAGGAGTTGGACCACCAAGATCTTCAACCGCACCTGCGTCTGGGACGTAGGACGGAGCCTTTGGCATTGGATCTGCTGGTTTAGCACCCTTAGTTACCTGATTGTCCATCTCATGTAGTTCTTTATTATCGGTCATTTGGATTTCCGAGAGTACCTAGAATTGTGTTAATAATATTATTATTTATAAGTTAGATAAGAAGTCTGCAAAGAGACGCAACTTGTTTGCCTCTAAGATTTCCTGATCTACTAAGTTATTTATAGACTTCTTAACTTCGTTGCAACGCATTTCACGCAAAACGCTTCCTTCCCATACCCATTCCTTACCTTCCATGATGCCATCTACGAAAGCATCTGGTGCACTTGGATCTGCTACAATGTCAGCAGCAGTGGCAAGCATGAAGTCTTCACCGACGTGATTTACACCGTCAACATTTTGAATTGAACCCATTCCTCTAGAAGAAACGCCAAGTTTGACACCTTCTTTTAGAAGAGATTCTGCGATCTTACCCATTGGGGTTGATAGGATTTGTGCTTTACCCATAAAATTATTTCCCTCTTGAGTAAGAGAGACGATTTTATGTGAAACACGATCAAGATTTATTTGTGGACCATCTGGATGACCTAACTCACCGAGGGCACGACCCTTATTAGTAAAGGATTCGTTATAACGACTTACTTCTTTGATCATCGTATCTAATCCATAGAATCGTTTATTACGATTCACCACCTCTGCTTGCAGAAATGGTCCTGTAATATACAGAGTTTTCTTGCCGTTTTTTTCTTCGGTAAGAACCTCTACTGCTTCGATTTCTTCTGAGATTAATTTCATCCTATTCCTACCTCGTGTAAACGTAATGTGCATCCTGAAGCAGTTTCAGGTGCTAGTCTAAAAATCACCGACTTAGATAATGTCGCAGTACCAGTAAAATCTGCTAGTGCAGAACTATTGGCATTAACTGTAATAGTTTGCTTATACTCATTCCACTGTTGTGGTGCTGACTTAGCAGTAACTTCTACATGAGCAATAAGTGTATTCCATGCACCTACTGCTGCTCCTGTCAATGTAACATAATCACCAACTTCAATTTTACTATCAGTCCGATCAATAGTTAGAACAGCAGCCGCTGCTTTACTTATTGCTGATACTGAAGAATTTTTTGGATGTCCATAACGATATAAGAAGGAGTCCCCTTTCGCTACATGAAAAGATCCGACACCTGTTTGATTTGCGGTGTTGCAAACAGCGATGTTACCTGCTGATTTAGCATCTGAACATACCACGTAGAGTACACCAGACTTAATGGTCTTCGCTCCAGTGACTGCAGATGTTGCATTAGCACTAGATAACTCACCATGATCGGTGACTAATGATAATGGTTGTGATGCACTCATTCTTCTGTTTCCGTTGTGGGTTCTTGTTCAACTTCAGCGTTCACTTCAGGTTCTACTTCAGGTTGGTCACCAAAGAGTCCTTGTGCGACCTCTGGTTTCATCGCATCAACTTTCTCAACAGACTTAGCGTACAAAAGATCTGTGATCTTATCTTGTACCTCTGTTGGGGTAGCACCATCAATCATCATATCCACTAGTTCTGTAGAATCCATATTAAAAAAGTTGTAATAAATCTATTTATAACTAGATCTTCGCTTTCTTTATATCAATCCCTGGAGACTGAGTACTTTTTTCATCTGGAGTTGGGTCTTTTGGTTGTGCACCTAGATCCTGATCCATCATTCCTTGCATCATTTGATTCTGAGTTTCAAGAGGAACTCCAACACCTGTTGCATTCTCCTCTTCCATCTCAGTCTCCATCTCAATAATTTCCTCTTCTGTCTGACGTAATATTTTACGCTTAACAAAATCTCTTGAATAGTACGTACCGATGTATGGTTCAATCTGTACCATTAAATTCAAACGCTCATTCATCAACTCAGTATCTTTGAGTTCAGCAAAGTGATTGTCATATAAGTAATCAAACTGTATATGCTCTGCCATCTTCTCCCAATCATCTGGGCTAACGATGTTCTTGAGTATAAGTTGAGTCTTAAGTAGATCTAAGAATACAGCAGAAAAACGCTTTCTCAAACGACCAACAAACTTACTAAACATAAGTTCATCACGCAAGATCTCAGATGATCTACCTAAGTTAAATCCACCATCTGCACCTATTCTTGACTCAGGTACATTGAGTGAGCGATATAATTTCTTCTGGAAATACTCTACGTCTGTAAGTTCACCTAAGTTCTGTCCACCAGGAAGTGTTGTAATTTCTGTTCCACGACCACCTTCACGTCTAGGTAACCAGAAGTCTTCCATCATAGACATAAACTTCTTGTCATCCTTGATCTCACCAGTCTGTGCATCGTATACAAGTTTGTTCCTGTAACGACTCATCACATCACGCAAGTATTGTTCCGCTTTAATTTTAGGAAGATTACCAACGTCAATGTAGAATATTCTTCTTTCAGGTGCTCTTGATAGTCTGTAGATAACAAGAGAGTCCTCAATCATACGTAACTGATTGAGTGCCTTGATTGACTTATGTAAGTATGATAAACCAATATGCTTATTTCTATCTACCAATCCAGAGGAACAATGTACGATTGCATCTTTAGCAATTTTTATTCCTTTACCTGCAATAGTACCAAACTTCTGTGCAGTTCCTTGGGGGTAATATGTATAGAACTCTACAATCTCAGTATCTTTCATTGGAGCTGCTTCTCCAATAGACCCACTAGGTCTTACTTCATACTTCTTATGATCATCTTTAGGTCTAATCCTCATCAACTTGATCTTGAGGGGATCAATATATCTAACTTCTTCTAATCCTAATTCTGGTTTTTTAAGATCGATAACCTTGTGATAATATAATCTTCCATCAACATACCAGTTACGGAATATTTCATGTGCCTTCTTATCGAATCCAAGTAAGTCCTTTACATATTTGAACTCGTCACGTATAATATTTTTTAAACTATTACTTGCATTCAGATTGTCTAGATCTATTTCTACAGGACTATCGTTTAAATCGGAAACTATTGCTTCATTTACAACATGTTCTACTGCGGTATCACACTCAGGGTGCAATGACATATTACGATATTTTTTAATGATATCGAATTCAGTTTTAAATACCCCTTCAATATCTACATACTGACCGTAAAAACCAGAAGAAAGGTAGTAGTCAGCCCCATCCTCGTTATTCGGAGGAACGGGGCTAATTACACCTTTCGACTTCTTTTCTTCATCCTCAATCGAGAATCCAAAAAGCTTTGCCATATCAATCTTTTACCTAATATACACTTATTTATTATACCACAGATGCTCCACCCTGTGAGCCACTACCTTGATATGCTTCCCAATACTGAACTTGCATGACTACCTGAAACTCTTCAATAGTGTCTGCAGTGTCATATGAAAGTTCAATTGGAGCAACAGTACTTGGCCAGCAACCTTTCATAAGGTACCTTCTAAGAACTGGTAGTTCAGAATCACTGTCGATAGAACGACCTTCAGTGAACTTTGCTCTTCCGAGTTGGTTTACAATCCAGTTTGACTGATAATCATTAGGATTGATTGTTCCTGATCCGTCAGATACTTTAGTGATAAAGTTTGCCCACTTTTCAAATGCTTCACGAAGTTTGAAATCACCATCATTAATTACAGTGATTGTCCATGGGTCAAATCTTCTGTCACCAGCGACTTTCAGCTGACGACCTCTGAAAGGAACTACAACTTCAGCAATATTAGATGCTGGAAGTTGTGCTCCTTTAATCATCATTCTGAAAGTAGTGTCCCCAATATCAGGGAAAATATCTTCAGAAGGAAATGCCATCTCAACCTCAAAGAGATTAGGACGTGCACCACCCTGAATCAATCGTGACTTGAAGTCATCGATTGTTCGAGTGTTATTGGGAATTGAAAAAACGTTTTTATCCATTGTTAGTTGTTCCTCCTAGATCAAACGGTGCCTACGACTTCGGAGAATGAAACTCCTGTTCTTGTTGCCACAAATGTGAGTCCAATGAAGTTAATCGACCTTGCTGGCTTCAAGAAGATGTCAGCAACGAATTCATTGCGGTCTATCACATCTGGTGTGTTGTTTGTTTCGTCACAAACAAGTAAGAAGTCTGTAACTCCTCGCTTAGATTGTACATCTCTTAGGAATGGTTCAACGATGTTCACGAAATTGCTTCGTGTACCTGCATCGTTGAGTTCAAAGAGTTGTGCATTTGCTGCACTTTCAATTGCCTTTTCTACAGTGATGAAGAGTCTTCTTACGTTGATTCTATCAAATGCAGACTGATATGAGAGTGCGGTCTTATCACCGTAAAGGATGATTCCAGATCCAGGTAAGGAAATAACTGGGTTTATCCTTGAAGAATACAATCTATCCCTGTCTTCTTGACCAGGATTGAATGCTAATTTTACTGAATGTGCTAATGAACCTCTAGATGTTCCTGCTGGTGAGAACCATGGGAACTGATCTCTGTCTGTTCTTACACATAAACCTGCTACATCTGATGATAGAGGAATGTAAGCAAATCTCTTATTGAAGCGATCATAGAAGTATTGATAACCACTATCGAACACTGCATAAGAAGATGATGCTAATGGTGCAAAGAATGAAAGCACATTAGACAGTTGATCCGCAGAACTAGAAACATTCACAACTGAATCACGGTTAGGTGAAATGAATGCTACACAGTCCTTTCTATTTTCACAAATTGATATTAATTTCTGTGCCTTTGCCTGTTCAACTGATTCTGTACCAGATGCACTACCTTGCAGTAGGAACCTAATATCAGAGTTTACTTTATCTCCTAACTTATCATATGCAGTAAGAGTATCTCCTAAATCTGCAGCAAAGTTTCCAACTGTTCCACCGTAATCTTTACCACCCTTAAGTGTATAGACCGTATTACCAATGTAATTGAACTTAGTATTCTTACCATTTTGTCCCCAAGCACCTACTGATGTAGTAATTGGTGTGACTCCACTACTAAATCCACTTGCTTTAGGTGCAGTGTTATGGAAAGAATCAGCAGCATTTACAGGAGACAATCCAGCATAAATGTACTCAGACTCATTAGCAATAACATCTTTATAGTAGATGTTTTTATTAGGAGATCCTTCAGCATCTTGTGCTTTAGAAAGATTACCGAATTTTTCTAAAAGTGCTCCAGTATTTCCTGTTATATCACCGTCACCATCAATAACAACAACGTTTACAGCATCAGCAGATCCACCTCTAGTAGTAACATATGAGTTATCTTGAGGTTTTGGTAGTATAGATTTCCATTTCAAAGTAATCTGATCGGTTCCACCGTCTCCAGATCCAGTTAAAATGTTTTGCTGATTATACCAATCTGATAGTGCTGCTGTTCCAGTAAGTTTCCATGGATCGGTTGCTGCTACTGATGAGATACCAATAGTAGTATGTTCACCGTCAGATCCTGCCTTGAACTCAAGTTTTGAGTTTTCCTGATATGTTGTTGCAGTTTCGACTCCTGCAATAACTGTTGATACAACCTTGACATCAATGAAACTATTACCTACACCAGTTATGATGCCTTTTAGGTAATCATGTGTTCCATATGCTCCTGTTGTTCCAATACCAATGCTTGTACCACTCAATCTCTGAGTTACAGCATAACCTACAGCAACAGGTTTAGTAGTGTAAGTATTTGTTCCTGTGCCACATACTGATGTTAGAATACCAGAAATCCTTTGGTCTCCACCATTATCAATGATTGCGACCTTTAGATTTTCCGACCATGACCCTGGGTTTTTTGCTCCCCAGTAAAAATCTGTAGCAGTGGATTCATTATTATTATAATCATCGAGATTTTCAATGACTAATGTTCCTGTTGATGCAACTCCAACTGCTGCGTTGGCGTTGACCATTGATGCTCCTCCACCTGAACGAACAACATCTAGTTGTCCACCATATGAAAGAAAATTTGATGCAGCATACCAAGTTTCATAGTGATAATCGGTTAGACTAGGACCAGGACCACCGAATACATCGATGAGTTCCTTCTCGTTATTGATCCTGACAACTTCGTTGACAGGGCCTTTTTGAAAAGGTCCAGCAATACCAGCAACAACATTAATGCTTGCATTAACGCCACCTCTAGTAAGGTCTACTTCCCTTACACTAATACCCGGAGATGATAATCGTAGTGCCATCCTAACTCCCGTGATACCGTACTTTTTTGACTACTAATATTTAGAAAAAAACCCGCTTACAGTGGGGAAACCCTGCATGAACCCTACCAATCAGGATATATTTCTGGATATTGTTTTCTCTTTTTATTCTTTATTCTAATTTTTGTACAGTCTTTACATTCGTATGAATATGCTGATGGTGTAGTTCTATTTCTTCTTGTTCTATAAAAATCAGAAAGTAATTCTTTTGTAATACCACATGTTCTACATTTCCTTTCGGTAAATATAAGATGATCTAAATCAAAGGTTTTTTCAAAATCCACGAGTTATATAATATTCTTGTTTCTCTGGTTTATATATTTCCATATTACCTTTCCACCTTGAAGATATTACTGTTCTAAATTTTACATTTATATCCTTTGCCATCTTCTCACACTCAGATATATCATTCTCATTATAGTTAAAAACAATATACTGCCACGTACATTTAGCTCCAAGTTTAGATCCTCTTTTCATTATCTCATATAATTCCTGACCATCTTGATTGATTCTATACTTATGACTGTCCTTTGGTAACCCATCTATACCAAATATCCATTCAATATCTTTTCCCTTTGAGAGGAGAAAAAGACCTGTATAGAATGATTTCTTCCTAAATGTTGATGCTACATCAACTGTTACTCTTTTTTTCTTTTGTAAACATAATTTTATAATATCTGAAAATTTATCATGATGAGTAGGATCAGATATCTGTCCACAAAATATAAGATGATCAAAGTAATCAATCAACTTATTCATTGATTCTAATGGTATATCACCACCAACTATTCTTTGCTTATCTTTTATTAATCTCTGTCTATCACATGCAGGACATGCTAATGAACACTTATTAGTAAGATCAATGTTTATTTGTCTTTTTGGTTCATACATCTATCTCAATTTTATTATTGTAATCTGACTTACAATAATTTTTACATACTGTAGGAGCATTGTCAGGATCTTCTAATAATCCTCTATAAAAGGATTGCCATTCATCAGATCTAATTATATCATCTACTGATGATACATTTTCCAATTTAAACTTATCCTGTAACAATTGGGAAAATTCTAATCTACGATCTATTTGATCTGCCCAACAACAAGGTAAAAGATATCCTGTAGATGAGTATGCTATACAGTTTTCACCACTTATACATTTTGGGGTGATCATTGATAATTCCACATATAATCCATATCCATACCACCACCTTTATCACCATACTCATCAGTTTTCCAAACGTCACCATTTTGATCGACTATCTCAGACTCTTCATCAAATCCATCACATACAAATCCAAATGGTGCCATATCCTGTTCAATAGCATTCTTTTGTTCTTCGTAGATGCGTTTTCTGACATCTTGGTCAGTCATCTCTTTGAAGTAATCTTGTGCTACCAACCATGCAAATATAACCAGACACATCGCTAGGTCATCATTACAACCTTCCTCTGCTTCAAATGACTGTCTCTTTTGGATAAAAGTAGTCAGTTCTGAAATAATATCATAATCACTAATTGTAAGTTTATCCTCTTCTATTAAAGTCTTCAGGTTAGAACAACCCAATTTCTTTACAGTCGTACTCATCTTGACACCCAACTGAGTTTTGACACCAGAGAATCCTGATCCCACAATCTGACCTGCTCTACCTCTCATAGCAACCATGAGTAAGTTCTCATACTCAAGATCATAAAATAAAATAGCTGCTACTTGATCTCCAATATCATTTACTTCCACCAATACATACGCATCATTATATGCTTGTGCAACATCATGTATAACCGAAGGAAATAACATAGGTTTGATTTCATTATCTTTATATCTTGCCACAATTGCATATGGGAAAGTTGTAATATCAAAAACCACAAAGGCACTATAATCCTTTGATACACCCCTTGCAACGTCTACAGTAACGATATAATCTCTTCCCTTTTCTGGTGCTTTATATACATTCAAATGTCCATTGTTTTTTATTGGATCCTCATAGACCATCGCTTTCAATTTAGACGGTGCTATTAAAGTATCAACAGATCCTAAGAACTCACATTCAAACTCAACTTTGAACTGTTGTTCTGAAGTGTTAGCAATTGTTTGTTCTTTCCATACAGCATCCCTACCTGGTACTTCAGACCAATGAACTTCAGTTGGAATATATTGATTCTTACCTCTTTCAGCATCATGCCAATATCTATAAAAATGATTCATCCCGTGAGGGGTTGAAACCATTATGACTTTTGTTGATTGACCAGAGCTAATAGTAGGATAAACAGAGGCAAAGAATTCTTCAGCAATATGATTCGGAATGAAGGCGAACTCGTCAAGAAAGATGATATTATAGGAACCGCCTCGGACAGCAGATGCAGACGTGCTTGCTGCGATAATTTTACTTCCATTCTCCAACTCCATTGATCCTTTGTTCCATGCTATTATACCCTGCTGCATCCACTTAGGTAAATTTTCATAAGCGAGTTGCAGTCTGCCAAGTAGATCTCGAGCCGTGGACGCTTTGTTCGCCAAAATAGCAATGTTGACATTATCATTGAAAATTGCATAGTGTAATAAGTATGATACAACAGTTGTAGATTTACCAGTCTGACGTGGCATCTTACAAATATTGAATCTATGAGCATGGAAATTCTTTACAAGTTTCTCCTGAAATGGATACATCTTGAAAGGAACTAGACCATGGTCCAAAGATACAATCTGAATATAATTTAATGCAAAATATACTGGATCCTCTTTACACTTGAGAAACTCTTCAATATTTTCTTGGGTAAATTCAATTTCAGTATTAGCTTTCTTTAGGTTGGGATTACCTAAGTAAATATCATTTGTAGTTGGCATAATAAAAAAGAGTTACTAAACTTCGCCTTCCGAACTAGGAGCATCAAACATTGCAGTGTATCCTTTTACTGCACTTTTTGCACCTTTGGCAATTTTCTTACCATCAATATGGGTTGCAATACCTACTACACCTGATTTCTTTTTAGTATTAGTAGTGGAAGTTATTCCTGGATTTGGTTGATTCTCCTTATTTGGATCTTCCTTTTTCTTTGGTGTAACTGTTTGAGAACCTGTCTTAGTATTCTTAGCAAATTTACCACCACCTTGAGTTGCTAATGCTTTTTTAGCAACATTCATAGCAGCCTTTGCTATCTGAACAACTCCTTCGGATGCAGAACTATAAACCTTTCTACCCTTTACAATTCTACCAGATCCCTTTTTATCGTAGAACTTGATACCACTTTTTACTCTATCTACAAATGCTGCATCCCTTTCTTTTCTTCTATCTCGAACCGATTTTTTTCTATCTTTAGCTGATTGTACATCTGCCATATAGTCTTTGTACGATTTACTTTCTTTGACAGACTCCTTCTGCTTTTTCTTACGATCTTCTATACGTTGTAAAAGTGCTTCTAATTTTGCTTTCTTCTTCAATTCGGATGGTTTCCTAGCAGTAGCATAGGATTCTTTCTTCACGAGACCATCTTTAATATCTTTTGTATGGGATTTTCTAAAATCCTTTTTACTTTCATCATCCCCTCTAAGGCTATAAACAGAAGACTTACCCAACTTACCAGACTTCTTACCACCTTTTGCTTGGTAGGTTACATTTGGTGAGTACTCTTTGAGTTCCTGTTCGGTAACTTTCTTCTTTTTATCACCAGGAAGTTTCCTCTTACCATCACCTTTCCATAAACCATATGCTGATCCTTCACTCACCTTTGCTTTCTTTTTATTCTTAATATAAGCAAGATAAGTAGGACTCTTTACCTTTACAGTTCCACCTGATCTTCTGGTTGCCTTATTACCTTCACCTCTATCAGAGTCTTCCCAGTCACCACCACCTCCAGTGGCTTTCTTAGAGTAACCTTTACCACCCAATCTTTCATTAACTATATCTTCACTTTTCACACAGTTATCAACTGTCTTACCACCTTTCTTTTTAGTACCAGCAAGTCTATATCCTTTCCAACATTTCTTACCATCAAGACCTTTTTCTTTTTCTTCACTTTTCAATCCTCGAACTTTAACAGCAGTTGATAATAATTTTGCTTTAGTCAACTTATTTGTCTCCGAGTTTCTAATTGCTTTTACTAACTTATCGTGTTGAACGATATCTTCTGATACTGATTCATTAATTTCAGAACTTGCCCCAGTAAGAGTCTGTCTTATTTTTCCTAGTAGTGACTCATCCATAACACCAGTATCTTTTTTAACAGAAGAATGTGACTTCAGACCTTTGGGTAAACCAGTATTAGGATCCCTATCCTGACCAGAATAGTAGTTAATATCCTTAGTATCGATTTGTCCTAAACGCTTCGGCATTTACCTAATAGTTTGTCTTAGTCTTTATTATTTAGAACACCTTTCTTTATAAGTTTCTGAAGATCAGAAGTACTACCTACAAACAAGGCATTATTTACTGTCTTAGTTACTCCAGTTGGTTTATCCAAATCACTCATTTTCTTTTGCAAATCTAATAACTTATCAGTTACATCACCAACAGATTTTATAAGTTGACCAGCAACTTCATATGCTCTTGGATGCTGACTATCTTGTGCTACATCTAAAATACCGTTGATTGCTTCTTGACCTTTCTCCACAAGATTGTATAGTTGTCCACGAGAATACTCATAATCTTTCTGAGGATCATCCCCAGATTTTATTTTTTTAGCATGAGAAGAACGAGTTGTACAACCAGACTCTTTGACTATTTCAGTCTTTACGTTCATTGCCTTTTCTAACTCATCATACTTTTCCATTACTGATCACTCCCCTGACTAGGGCTAAAGAATTTAGAATCTTGGAAAAATTCAATATCACTATCAAATCCAAAATCATCACCCACTTCTATAAGTGCATGATCAGAAGCATTTATAAGGTTTACATTGTCACCACTACTATGTTTCTGTTCAGCAGTCCTATACTGAGCACGAGCAACAATAATATCAGTATTGTCTTTCTCTTCAACTCTCATGACTTCATTGTTAATTTGAATATATTGACCAACCACTAAGTTTACGCCACTATTAACTTTCAACAAAGTCTTACCTGTTTCAAAAACAGCAGTTAATGCAACAGTTTTATCTGAGTTATAATCCTTTGTAGCAGTAGGTGTGACAACATATCTAACTTCTCTTGGTGCCCTAATAGCAGAAGAGTAATCGATTTGTACACGCTTGATAATTCCACCAGTTTCGTCTGTAGGAACTTCATTATAGAAGTATGTTTTTGCTGTAAATTCTAGATCATATATGATCGCTCTTCTTTCACTAAAATCACCTTCATACTCATCTTGGAAGTTTATGTCATTTAGTGTAAATGGAACATCCTTAGTTTCATTATGACCCTCTATCATATTAAGAGTAACATTATATGCTGGTTGAAAAAATGGTAGTATTTGCTCTAAGATCTGCAAAGCGTCATCTTGCAACTTTGTAGCAAAACTTAATCTAAACCCAATATTATATGGGACAGGCATGAATACCTTTTTAATTTTATTCTTACTACTATTGGGTACTAAACAAAATTTAGTTACAGGTGCTACCTTCCTTGAAGGATCATATTGATAATTTATTATTTCAAACGATAATCTAGGTAAAGTTATTGCTGCTTGACGATTGAAGTTTGACTGTTGTTCTACACGAGCAAGAAACTTCTGTATAGGTCCATATGCTATAGGAACCTTTATAGTACTGATAACAGCATCAGTAGAATCGTTCTTATGCTTTACTGTTATATCATTAAATAAAGTACCAAAGGCGATTACCGTCTTTCGTATAGTTTCATTGTAGAAATATTTTCCAAACATTATGCTTCACCGAATGGGTTTTGCTCTGTGAAGTCAAGAATTCCATCTGATTCAATCTGGATTTCTTGGTTATCCTCAAAAGCGTCGTCATCGTCGTAGTTCACACTATTTATGCGGTATGAAGCAGTGATAGCAACACCGACGGTAGTAAGAACTTCATTGATAGCAAATTTACCAGTAAGATTCTTAGCGGTAAGTTTTCCAGTACTAACATCCCAAGAAGTAGCATATGCAGTAGTTTCTGTATCTACTCCCTTAATCGTATCACCATAATGGAATGTTCCTATACCAATAGTTCCTGCAGCACCAACAGTTATAGATGGTGCTAAAGTATAACCGTATCCAGCATTAGTAACCTGAATTGCAGTTAGACTACGATTAGATATAATTGCAGTACCTATTGCAGTTACACCTCCTGAAGGTGCTGCAGAGAATGTAATAGTTGGTTGTATATTGTAATCTGTACCACCACTAGTGATAGTAATAATACCAACAGCACCTGTTGTAGCAATACCAACACCAATAGAAACATTTCCACCTTTACCATCAGTAGGTGTGACAGTTACACTTGGTAGTGATGTATAACCAAAACCTGGATCAGTAATCCTAATTTCATGTAAGGATCTAGATCCCTGCGGATTATCAGTAGTGATAGCAACTGCTGTTGCTCTTCTACCACTACCATTAGGTGCAGATATGAGAACTGTAGGATCTCCCGTAAATCCTGTACCCTCGTTGAATATCTTTATTTGATGAATACCACCATTTACCAATGACGTTTCTGCTGTTGCAGTAGTTCCAACACCGACAAGTGTTAGAGTTGCATTGTATCCAATGGTTGCAAAATCATCATCAATTTCCTTGATACCAGTATCAATTTTCTCATCCTCATATTCAAATACTTCACATTTCAATGTGTATGAATAGTTTTCTTCTAACTGATAAAAGTTTGCTTCATGCTCAACATACTTTACTTCAAATAAAATATCAGCTAAAGGAAAATATATAAGATCTCCTTCTAAAGGTCTTACAGGATCTTTGGATAATCCTACTCCACCTTGATCCTGAAGTAACGGTACAATATACTCCTGAAATCTTGCCTTAGAAATGACAATACTCATTTCTGCTGTTGACCTTACTCCAAACTTTGTCAACAAATTATGGTTATCACCAAATCCTTCATAATTTTCAATGTACCCTTCAATGGGAAAAGTTTTTGTAAAATCTGATGTACTTACTTCCCTAAGAACAGTTTTTCTATTAACATAATGTCTAGGCATATAGGTAAACTCTATGCCATGCATTTGTATATGTTCGTCTACTAAAGACTGAACGAGATTTTGCTCGCCCTTATTACCGTGTACGAAAAAAGGATTTAACATTATCCAATCATGTCTAGTGGTGGAAGTTCGACCTCGTATGCCATACGTTCTTCTATTTTTTCTAGTTCTGCTACACCATCTTCATATATTTGCCTACCATTAAGTTCAACTCCACCTGGTAATTTTACCCCCTGATACTTCATAAGATTTTGTCCCCACTGCTTTTTCAATAATGCAACAAAATATCTTCTTACCCATATATCGCCATATATCCTGTTACCTGCAGAAGCAGGATCTAATGCTCTATAACATTGAATAATAATAAAATCATCAACCTTTATACTATTCTTATCAGTATCAATATACAATCTATTCATTCGCCTATTATATCTTATTTGTTTATCTGGATGCAATATGAAATCTAGATCTTCCAAATATCTCTTAGTCATTGTGTAATTTAATACTTCAGTACTACTAAAGTAATAAATCTCATTCAAGAATAACTGATAGTTGACACTAAACATGTTAGTGCTGATCGCACGGTTATCCAATTTCCAAACTTTTTCAACAGATATAACGTGATCAGGAACTTGAATATAGTTCTGAGTTTCTTCAAAATCAAATGTTGTACTACCAATACCTGCTATATTAGAACTATTGGTTGTTGTAACAATACCAATAGTATTATCATCTGCTCTTCCACCTATAGAATCTACAAACTCCTGACTAACTTTATGCTTTAGATACATCAACTCAACACCATCCATATGACGGTTCTGATACATCTGGAAGGTATCATGTAATATTTCATCTACCTGCTCATCAGCAACATTTATTTCTAAAACAGGTTCACCAAGCTGCCTCCTACCATAACGTACCAACTCTTGTCGATAGTTTAGCCATTCGGGCTTCGTCTGTGGTTCTTGGGCTAAATGACCTGACATATTATAATACTATTTTGAGTTATTTATGAACGTCTTACTACAACATCGACTTCATCACCAAGTGTAAGACCTGCTACATCTTGCATAGTAATAGCAGGACTTCCTATAGTCCAGTCTTCAGTTTGTCTTAGAAGAACACCATTCATATACACTTGCATATTAGTTGATGTTGTATTTGAGTCAGCTGGAGCGAATGAAGTTTGACCTTCATTTGCAGTATATCTATCTTCTGCTTGATCGGAGACAATATCTATTTGTTCTCCTGCACTTGCTGCTTGATTCAAAACTACTGCTGAAGTAGCAATATAGTCAACAGTATTTCTAAGTCTAACTCCATTCAAAAATACTTTATAATTTTTTGATGATGATAAAGATCCCGATAAACTAAAAGTAATCTGACCTTGAGTTGATGTAAAAAATTCTTCTTCTAAAGTATGTCCAAAGTAAACAACAATACTAACATCATCACCAACATTAGCACCACTATTCAAAGTAACTGTTTGTGGAGCAGATAATTGATAATCATTTGATGCACCAAGTCTTTGCTTTACACCGTTTACAAATACCTGTGTTGAAAATGCAGTCGCCTGTTCTCCATCATCAAATACATTAGGGGCAGTAAATGAAGTTTGACCTTGTGTTGCTGTAGTTATACCAGTACTCAATGATGTACCAGCACCAGTAGCACCTCCACCACCTGAAATAGTTTTGAAACTAAGACCACCATTTCCATCTGTGACAAGACTTTGATCTTCACTCCCGTCGGTTGAGGGGAAGGTAAATCCTGATATAGTTGATATACCAGTGGAGTTTATATTACCAGTAAAACCATGTGTTGCTGTAACAATACCAGTAGCACGTAGACCACCCGTTACAATAGCTCCACCAGCACTAGTCTGAAAACGCTTTGTATTATTAAAATATAGATCTACTGATGTAGGTGTAAATGTACCATATACTTTTGACTCATCTCCATTAGATATTCTAAAATTATTAGATCTAACCTTTAGATTACCCGTTCCTGTATCATCGATGAACGAATGACTTCCCGTATGATATATGGAAAGATCTGATCCCGTCCCGAAAACCGCCTTCGCATTGTCTCCAAATTCTAATTGATTGTCACTCTTATCCCAAACAATATTATAATCATCCCCAGTAAAAGTTATATCTCCTGTGAATGCTACATTAGAAGTTATTGTATTTACTTGTAGGGTGTTTAGATTTGACCCTATTTCTACTATTGATGCACTACCAGTATTGATCTCCGTAAATAATTTTCCGTCATACGTGTTTAGAGCTAATTCTCCTAGTTCTAACTGTGACGTTGTGGGTGCGTTTCCTGAAACGGCAGAACGCTTTATCTTAATTACTGGACTAGCCATTTAATACATTCGGTATATACCTATAAAAAGACTGTATATACAGTCTGACATATTTATGCTATAATTAGTACAGGTGCTGAAAATGATGACAAAAACGCTCGCTATACTTACAGGACCGCAAGGTTCTGGCAATCACCTGTGGTCTAAAATATTCTCATTACATGAAGATGTCTTTGGATGGAAAACTCTTCTTGATAACTATTGGGAAGCACATCGGTTTAGTGAACCATTTGCTGAGTACTGGAGAGATCCAAGTAGACTGTATCAATTTGACTGGGATCAAAGTGATCATTACTTTACATCTATCAGTATTCCTCTTGGTATAGAAAGTAAAGGTACTAAATGGTGTCCAAACGTGGTACAGTTTGCCACAAATGCTCAATTATGTGGTATTGATACAAAAATTCTTGTCATAGGAAGAGATCAAACTATACTAAGAAACCAACAACAGAGGATAAGGGAAGAGTCAACTGTAAGACATTTTTATGATCAACTGGGTCAATTTGATAATCCAACATTTCTAAGTTATGAATTACTTTATCTTTATAAGCAAGAATATTTGAAATCATTGAATGTAGGATTCCCAATAGCATGGTATGATAAGAGAGTAGATGAAATATTAGAAGTAGATGCTAATGCAAAATACATCAATTATGTAGAACACAATCCATTAGATGATGGGAATAAAACAGGAGTTCCTTTTCCAGACAATCCCAATAAGGGAGATTATAATAAAGGTATAAGGGGGGATTACCTCCCTTGCTGTAACGACAAACCATGTAGGTGCTAATTATGACAATGTGGCAAGAATATATAAGTGCTTATAGAAGCATGTTACCTATGAAACTAGAATCTTCATGGGCAAACTGGGAAGGTAAAGGAACCCATTTGAATGCAATTACTCATTCACATCCACACTTTCTCAAATCAAGACAAGTAGATATCTCTGATGGTAAGAATGTTGATATCTTCAACTGTATAGCATACCCAAAGACAGGAAGTAATCTTCCTTGTTTTGGTATGGATCTAATGGCATTCAATGAGAAGAGAGTTATTGTTGTTTTTGACTTTCAGCATCCTGTAGAAAACTATTTGTTTAGTGTTCCATTTTTACCCAAGTGTACAGAAGACTATCGTTTCTTTGAAAAAGGTAACCACTTCTCTGATAATATCTTTGTAAGGTACTGTAAACCTAATGATGTGAATCAGCATCTTGATATGTTCAAGAAGTATCTACAAGCATATGTTGATATGATAGAAGCAGCAAAACCAACAGGAGAAGATACAACCGTATATAAAGACTTTGATGAATATATGACTAGACTAGATCCTGTCAGTGGTTATCTTGCCTCTAAGTTTGGGAAGGAAAGAGCAGATAGTTTAGTAAATGATTTCTTATTTTGTTACAAGTGAAAAAACTTCTTATTACAACAGGACCACAAGGTTCTGGTAATCATCTATTTGCTCGTATCTTTAGTCAACATCCAGATGTAATTGGATGGGAAAGTCTAAAGGATAATTATTGGGTTCCTAGTGATGAAGAACCATTTGCTAAATTTTGGGTACATCCAGCATTGTTAGATTTTCCAGAAGGAGATTACTTCTGTGCTAACGTCAGTGTACCTTTCTTCTATGATGGTGTTAGACAAGTTCCCAAGATAGAAGAACTATGCCATCAAGCATTGCATCAAGGTGTGCAACCTATAGTAGCAATTATTACAAGAGATCAAAATATTAATGCACTCCAACAAAAAAGAGTTGGTGGGGAAGTAACCCTACCAACTGCTCTAAAATATTATAAGTCTATATTGCATGATGAAAATATAATAACTCATTTCCTATCACACGAATCATTCTTCTTATGGAAGGAAGAGTATATCCGATATGTTGGTAATCTTTTAGAATTCCCCATTACCACAAATGGCATTGACAAGTTTATAACTGCCGATGCCAATGGGAAATATGTAAGTGCCATAGACCATCACTGGTTAGATGACACTATTAGGGAAGGTCGTAAACCTTTTATACTACGGCAAGAGGAGTAGCAGTGTTCTTATTGCTGATCTCAAGAAGATCTTCTCTCATTCTTTCAACAAGAGAAAGAACGTGTGACTGAAGTTCCTCACTACCTTCTACTAAACGAGAAAGTGTGCGTCCACCTAAGTTTGAGTGGAATCCTTCGTCTTTAGCAATAGTTGCATAACGTGAAGAGATAAACTTATCTTCTACACATTCTGCCATTTCATTCCAAACTGCTTCTGCTCTTCCTTCTGCTACCAACTGGTATGCTGCAAGTGCAGGTTCCCAATTTGATGCTTCATACTTTTCAAGAAGTTCAGCACCTTTTGCTTGTGGATTCTCTGCTTCAGCAGCGAATGCAGCAGCAACATCTAGTTCTTCACCAGTGATGTGCTCGATAACTTCTTTCACCATACGGAAGTGCTTAGCTTCGTCTAGTGCTTGCTTACTTAATAATTCTAAATCTTTTACGTCTGTAGAAGGATCTGCAGAAGCGACCTGACCAGCGATAGCATACATGTTCTGAGCTTCGTTGACCATACGTCCACGGAAGTGCTCAACTAAGTACTCATCGCTCGGTTTTGAAGCGAAGAAACGACGGACATTTGAGCGTGATGCTTCAAAGAGTTCCTTGTTTCCTTCCTTGATTTTTTTTACAAAATCTGTTCCAGAAAGCATTTTCTATTATTGATTAATACCTTATTATTTATATAATTCAAAATAGTATCGTAAATGACCTTGAGTTGTGTACTCTTCTTCCAGTCTTCCCAAGGTATAATTGTATTTGTCACAAATCTTATAGATCTTATGTGCATTCCATTGATACCACACAATACCTTCCCAATCTTTTTTATCATTCCACGTATGTTCTAAACCAGGATTGACTCTAAAATATGCTTTCTTCTTCCATATAGAATCTAACATTTCCATTTGAGAATCTATAGTATCTTCATCTCCAAAATTAATAGACCCCAGACATAGAACTATGTCAACAGGGTCTCCTTGATATTCTTCTAAAGATATTTTCATATCGGCATAGTCGTTGTATGGATCTATACCGATAAGATTTTTAATTTTACCTTGCAGTCTATTGAACCCACACCCAACATCTAATACCGATTCAGGATTTTGAGAATTGATTTCCTCAATTAACCTATACCCAGACCACTTATACGAATCGAAACTTGAGTCTGACCATTTACCATTAAAGTAAGAATCCATTTGCGTAATCATCGTCCTCCAAGACATTGGGAGGTCCTAATGATTTATATTCTAATTGGGTTTTAAGAAAACTAATCTGTTTTTTTAGGATCTCATTTTCTTGTTCCAAATGTTCACAATACTCACCATAAATTATTACACTCATTATTTCAATAAGATTCTACACATGTGTATACCTCTCTTATCATCTGTTGCCTCCGATATACATTCAAAGTAGTCATCTATTTGATCGATGTAACTAACATCACCCTCCGCTTTAGACCAAGCTTTGAGATTGTTGAATGATACCTCTCGATTGTGCATAAGTGTCTCCATTTGAACACATAACTATGTATAATTATAGCACAATATTTTCAGAAATATATTGAGATATGATACGATTTCCCTTTTCCGTAACATGTCTATTTGAAAATAACTCTGAATTACTTTTCCATATCAAATTTTTATTACCAACCCTGTCAAGGATAGACTTTTTACTTTTATAGGTGGGAAATGTTTCCTTGAGATACTTATCATTTCTCAATGTATAATGATAGTCAAATAATGGTGTGTCATCAAAGTCACCAACTAGTATTTCAGTAGCACTCTTCTCAATATATTTCAAATTGTATCTTGTTGCCAATTCAACATCAACTTTTGATGCTCCAGAAAATAATACAACATCCTTACCTGACAATTTACTATAAAATAAATCCAATCTATCTTTTGCAATATCCATCAAATCAAATTCTCCTTTAGGAATAAACTTCTCATCAAACTCTAAATGAGTTGGTTTTTTCTTATTATTCCAATCAATAAAAGTATCCCTCAAAGGATCAGTCTGAAAAACAATACATGGATATTCTTTTATCTGATCTAATATTTCTGCATTATTCAATCTTCTCTTAGCGTAACAGTGATTACCTTCTCCCAATAAATCAGGTATTGATTTACCATATTCTAAATCACGCAGTCTAAATTTTCTATATGAATAGCACCAACTATCACCATAGAATATCAAAATCCTAACTCCGTATGACAATTAGTCAAAGCAATTGCAGTATCATATACTGGTGCTCTTGTTGTAAGACTTTTATCTTTCATATAACATCTTTTATACCAAGTGAATTCATGTTCTCCTGTTTCATCCCAAAGATATCCCATTCTATCAAGCATATATTTTGTCGGACAGAAGATAAGATCTGCCTTTCTTCTTACAAATGATCTTAGATTTATATCATGGATATGATTTAATAATTTTAGATTATCTTCATTTTCTTTACAATGTTTACCAAACTCTTCATCAGGATCTTCCTTAACCATCCATGCAGTATATTTTGGATAATCTTTTGCAAAAGTCATAGAAGTCAACCATCTAGAATTACATAACTCTACATCTCTGAGGACTGAAATATACCTATTATTTGGAAAATTTGTTTCTAACCATTTTATATTTTTCTTTTCACAAAACCAATGACACTTTACCATGTAACTATCATGATCATTAATATCTTCATAAACTTTCATACACTCTTCTATGAAAGATTCTTTTGTATAATTTGCACCTATATCTCTGAATCCTTCACCAACACCACTACCAGGTCCTAAGAAATGACCTTTATGATTCAAATAATGTACATTTGTACATCTATCCCATATAGTATTTTCGTTATAATCTGATTCATTAAAACTAAAATTCTTACACTGTCTCATCAGTGAATCTATTTTTGCCCATCCAGATCCAGGAATACCTAGAAAAAATACTAATTGATTATCTTTCATGATTTTATAGTAAAAATATCATCACAGTTATAGAAACAAAATGGTGCATCATACATTGGGACAGGTGTTGCATAAAATTGATGTGTGTGCATCATCTTCATATATTCTTCAGTTCCTTCCTCATCCCACACATACCCTAGTTGATTGATGAAATGTTTATTAGGTTGTATTATATAACAATCTTTATCCGAAATCCATCTTCTTATCATCCCATCATGTCGTTTTATCGTTCTCCATAACTTATCATAATTTTCTTTACATAAATCTATATCAGTTCTTGCCATCCATGCTTTGTAATTAGGATAATGACCTGTAAATGACATACCAGTATGCCAACCCTCAAAACATGGTTTTGCTTCTCTTAGAACAAAGATAATTTTATTATTTGGAAAATTTTCAACTAACCAATTTAGATTTTTTGTTTCAGCAAAAAAATGTGATCTTATAAGATAATTTCTTTCATCATGTTCTTTGAATGGTCTAAGACATTCATCAATAAATTTCTGCTTACTATAGTTCTTTCCAATATCATCAAAACCACCCCCATATTCCCTCTGAGGATCCCAATAACATCCTTTATGGAATACGTGGTTAGTATCACCTAAACGACCTCTCTCCTCCCATTCTGGTCGCCTATCAGACTTGTTTATGTTTAGTTTACCACAGCAAGCAAGGAGAAGGGATAGTTTTGCCCATCCCGACCCTGGTACTGCACAGTAAAATATTAATTGTTCTTCTTTAAAATCCGCCACCGTTCTGAGATTCTACCTTTTTCTTACTAGTTTTTTTGGTTTCTTCAGGTGGAGGAGGAGATTGTTCTGTTGCTTGTTGTTGTGCTGCTTGTTGTTGTGCTGCTAATACTTCTTCAAGTTGCTTAGTAAGAAGAGCAACTCTTGCTTCATATGCCACTGCTTGTGCTGTTGCATCATTTAATCTGCGTTGATAAACGTTTATCAACGCTTCTACTTCAGGATTCATAATTTAGAAGTTAATAAAAAATTGTTTTTTTGGATAAGTACCTGTGCGTTCAATATAAGCACTAAGCAATTTAATTGCATCATATGCTACTTCTGCTTCAGGTTTGTCAAATTTCAGAGCAATGGATTCCCACTTTTGTCGTGCATCCTCATTTCTTTTAGATGTGTAAATGTTTTTAGTTGGATTGCGTTTCATAATATACCATAAAAAAGGGGACTGTCTAGTCCCCTTATATATCAAAGTTTTATAAGCGTTTATGAGAACGTTCCACCGTCTATGGTTATGTTTTCGAGTGAACGTGTAGTACCACTACAAGAGATAACTTGTGAAGCACCAGCACAATCATTCAAGTACAATGAACCCATTTCAACTCCACCGTATGTTACAGACCCTAGAACACCAGTTGTCTCAGTAACTACACTACCGAAAGCAAATCTCCCTGCAGAATCATCCCAGAACATCGCTGCTTTCTTAGCAGATCCATCATAGTAGTTCATTACGAGACCAACGTCCTTGTTGGTATCTGAACCTAGGTTACCACCATCAACCTTCTGAAGTTCAAGTAATGTATCTTCAATGGTTGTGTTGACTGTATTGACTTGTGTAGTCGTACCGTTGACAAATAGATTTCCACTAACTGTAAGGTTGGAAGAAACTGTAGCAGCACCAGTAACAGCAAGAGTAGATCCATTAAATGTAAGATTACCAGAATCTTCAATCTCTCCAGCAGTACCTGCAAGTACAACTCTTCCAGAAGTTAGGTCTGAAACTTTAGCACTTGAAGCAACTAAACTTGCAATTGTACCTACTGCAGTTATGTTTGGTTGTGAAGCAGTAGTTAGTGTTACGTCAGCAATATAAGTTTTTATTCTAGATGCTGCAGTCTTTTTATTAGTACCACCTGCACCATCGTCAACTATGAATAGATCAGCATCAGCAAGACCAGCACCTATATCACTACCACCGTCTATATCAAGAGTTGTGAGAGGTGTAGTTCCTGCTGTCAATCCAGAACCAGATCCTACGAATGATGTGGCAGATAAAGCACCTGAACTTGAGTTGAATGTTAGATTAGTACCACTCTTTGCTCCAAGGTTTCCAGTTGCAGCAGTAGCGAATAGTGGGAAACAAGTTGTGTCTGATGACTCATCAGCAATTGTAATTGTTGTACCAACTGTTGCAGTTGCAGCGTTTCCAGTTGTGTCCTGATCACCAGTTGCGTTGACACCCGGTAGGTTGATGTTTCCTGTACCATCGAATGATACACCACCAATTGTTCTAGCATTTGCTAGTGCAGTTGCGGTAGCAGCGTTACCAGAACAAGCAGCAGATGTTCCTGAACTTGTGATGTAACCAGCACCGTTAGTGATAGCGTTATTGTTCAGTGATATGTTACCAGTACCATCAAAAGATACACCTGCAATAGTTCTAGCGTTAGCGAGTGCAGTAGCAGTAGCAGAGTTACCAGTACAAGATCCAGATGAACCAGATGCATTACCTGTAAGGTTACCAACAAATGCTCCAGATGATAATGTAATACCTGCAGCAGCGAATGTTGCAAGTGTTGATCCATCAATTGCTGCTACAATAGTACCAGTACCACTGTCAGCGACAGTCATACTTGAGTTGCCTTGAGAAATAGCAGTGCTATCAATAGAAGCAGTAGATGTACTTGTTATTCTACCCTTAGCATCAATTGTTAGAATAGGTATCGCACTTCCAGATCCAACTGTACCTGCAGATACTCCTGAGTTTGCAAGAGTAATTGCACCACTATCACTAGCAGTAGCATCTCCTGATGCTGCTGAGTAAATATATTTCTTAATTCTTGAAAGATCTGAACGTCTATTGGTTCCACCACCACCATCGTCTACAATAAACTCATCAGCATCTACTAAGTCAGCACCTATGTCTGTACCACCGTCTATATCAAGTGTTGTAATATCACCTGTATATCCACCAATATATGACTTAATCCTTGATGCTGTAACCTTTCTATTAGTTCCACCAGCACCGTCATCAACAATGAACAAATCTGCATCTACAACCGCAGCACCTATATCGGTAGCACCGTCTATATCTAATGCAGATAGTGCAACTTTATTAGCATTGTCAATAGTACCAATGTAGGTATCATTGATTGCTGTACCATTCCAAACACCAGTTGCAATAGTACCAACACTTGTTAGTGAAGATGCTACAACAGATGAACCTAATGTGGTTGCATTTAGAACTGATGTGTTATTAATCTTATATGCCTTACCAGATGCAACGTTTAGGTTCTCAGAAGATCCTAGGTTGTCACCAGTTGCTTCAAAATTGAATGTCTTGTTACCTTCACCAGATACTATAGTAAGACCACCACCGTTAGCAGCAGCATCGTTAGCAGCACCTGTACCCAACTCAAGGTTCTTATCATCCACTGTCATAGTGGTAGAATTAACCGTGGTTGTTGTACCGTCTACTTGTAAGTCACCAGCAATAGTAACCTTACCTGTGTTATCACCTACCCCTGCAGGGTCAAGTGTTATTGTAGCAGGACCAGAAATTGTGTTTGAAGTAACTCTGATTGCAGATCCTTCAGCACCTGTATGGAATGCACTACCAGTTACAACTCCTGAACCTGTAAATGTTGCTGCAGTAAGAGCACCAGTTGAAGGATTATAAGTTAATCCTGTATCAGTTTCAGCACCTTGAGTTCCAGTTGCTCCATCAACAAATATTGGATAAACAGTTTCATTGGTTGTATTATTAGCAGAAACTGTAACGTTTGTTGCTTCAGTAGCAGTAGCAGCGTTACCAGTTGTATCTTGATCACCAGTAGCATTCACACCTGGTAGGTTGATGTTTGCTGTACCATCAAATGATACACCACCTAAAGTTCTTGCAGATGCAAGTGCAGTAGCAGTAGCAGCGTTACCAGTACAAGATCCAGATGATCCAGATGTATTACCTGTTACATTACCAGTTAGGTTACCTACAAAAGATGTAGATGTAAGAGCACCAGTTGAAGGATTATAAGTTAATCCTGTGTCAGTTTCAGCACCTTGAGATCCAGTTGCACCATCTACAAATAATGGATAAACAGTCTCGTTGGTTGAATTATTTGCACTAACAGTAACTGATGTAGCAACATCAGCAGTACCAGTCAAGTTACCCGTTACATTACCAGTAACATTACCTACAACACCACCTGTTGCTGTTGTAATACCTGTAACTGATAGATTATCAATAATATTGACAGATTGTATCTTAACAACATCTCCAAGTGATTTCCAAGCAACAGTTTCAATTTCATCACCTGCAGTAGCACCTGTTGCAAGAGTAACAGTAGTTGAGTTTGTCTGTGTATAGTCAGTACCTGTGATTAGACGAATACCATTCAAATAAACGTCAATGAATCCATTATCATAACCAGCAGAAACTGTAACAGCAGTCTGACCTTCAGTTGCAGTTGTTGTTTGTGATGATGTGAATGTAGTTGCAGCAACACCAGATAGAACAACATCAGCAATTCCATCGGCAACAATAAAGTCCTGTAGACCATTACCTCTAAACTTGAATGCGGTTACAAGACCTGCATCAGAAGTCGCTGTGATAACACCAACTCCGGGAATCAAACCATCGCCAGTTGAGTTTCTAAGTGGATTAGAACTTTTGATTGCAGTGACAGTACCAACACCAGATGCCTTGATATTTGTTGCATCAGTATAGGTAACAGTTGCAATACCTGTTACATTGATTGCAGCAAATGTAGCACCTGATCCACCACCTAGAACGTATGACTTGACTCTAGACATTGCAGACTTACGGTTTGTACCACCTGCTCCGTCATCAACTACAATTAAGTCAGCATCTACTAAGTCAGCACCTATATCTGTACCACCGTCTATATCTAATGTAGTAAGTGGTGTTGTACCTGCACTAAGACCAGAACCAGATCCTACAAAAGACGTAGCAGATAAAGCACCTGTGTCAGAGTTGAATGTAAGATTAGTTCCTGTTTTTGGTTCTACGGAACCTGTTGCTGCTGTTGTAAATACAGGGAAACAGGTTGTATCAGAAGACTCGTCAGCAACTGTTAGAGTAGTAGAATCAAGCGTATCATCCCAAGATAAATTACCACTACCATCTGTTTTCAAAAATCCATTATTAGTAGCAGTACCTGGTAAGGTATAAGTTAAATTATTTGCAATAGTTGCAGGTGCTTTTAGTTCAATATAATTTGTTCCATTATTAGTTCCTTCAACAACTCTTACAGCAGATCCTGCTGTAGTAGTTTCTTTTGTCCAATATCGATGAGATCCGAAAAACTTATTATTTGATGTTGTGGAGTCAATTCCCACGTAGAGGTCATATTTGTCTGTTGTAAAACCTGGTTCACCTGCTCTTAGACCAGGTAGATTTGCAAACAGACCCCTCTTAAACTGTATAACAGGAGCAGCCATTAAAAAAAACGTATTTTTCCTACTAGGTATTTATTTTATAAAAATTCTTTATCTAAAAACTACCAGCATCTACATCTATCTTATCATCAAGATAATCATCTAAGTAATCCAATGTTCCTGTAGAAAGTCCTACTGGTCTAGGATCGGATGAATGTGTAACAGAACCAGTAACTGCACTAATAAATGTATGAGCAGTTGTGTTAGTAGATGGGGCAGATTCTACTGCTGTAACTCTGAATGTATCTGTAGCAACGTTATGAATTGACAACCATCTACCACTAGCATAGTCTGATGGTCTTGGATATGTATGCTGCGTTGCATGACTATCTTCATTGCAAGTAAATGTTAATGAATTATCAGCGATCTTAACGTAATGTCCATTACCAAATCCATGATTGGGAATTCTTAGTGTAAGAACACCAGTAAGACCATCCCACCAAGCCATATTTGGTGTATATGCTGTAGATCCAGCAACTCCTACTGCTGAATCTATTACATCATCAGGATTTACGAATATAAACCTATCTTGCGGTGCATCGTAGGTTAGTACATACTTATTAGTACTTGAATCTAAATTAGTTGAAGCAACATCTAAAAGTTCTTTTAAACTGCTCACTGTACTTCCTCCTCCACTTGAAAAAACGACTTCAATTTCACCTCTACCAAATAAAGAAATAAACTCGTCAGCAATGTTGCTAGAGTCTACAACAACATTAGGGGCAAGACTACCACTTCCAGTATCGTCAACTATAATATCCATTAGTAGTACTGACCATAACCTTTGGTGATTGTAACTCCAGTTGTTCCATTAACTTTTGCCTGACCAGTAATTACTTTGGTCTTCTTACTGTTATTGGTATTCATAATAATAACATCATAATGATACCTACCAGAAGTGAGGGATCCAAATCCACTCACTGTATCATCAAGAGTTATGGTCAAAGCACCTAAAGAAGGATCTACACCATAAGTAGCACCAAAAGAAACACCCCTATTCTCACTGGAATAAAGGTGTTTTCTCATATGAGCATCAAAAGTATAGTTAATTAAATTCAATGGAGTATTATCACTCTTTTTCAAGTTGAATGTTCTTGAAAAGTCAGTGTCAGTTTCAATTACTATATTGACGACAGGAACTGCCATTATGCCTACCTATATTGGAATTATTTATCACGTATCATCGCTTTGAGGATTTCAATCTCCTCCTTTAGATGAATAATTTCATTCTGTTGTCGGATACGAGAATTTTTTTCGACCATATACCTTTCGTAAGATACATGGTCGGTATTTACAATAGCACCACTATCTAAATCCCGTTTTAGGTAGTCGTGATCATTTACTGGTGCTTTTTTCATACCTTGGGAATAGGTAAACCTTTAATTAAATCTTTTTCAGATGGTTTCTTGGGATTAGTAACATCCTTATATTGACGATAAATTTTATCGTCAACAGATTCCTTTTCTTTTAGAAAATTTTTGAATGATTTCATTGTTAACACTTCCATTTTCGTAGTGCCAATGCCTTACGAGTTGGAGACCCATCAGGTTTCTTCATCGGTCCTTTGACACCACCCATGCGAGCACAGAATGATCTTTTACGTGGACCACCTTCAGGTTGTGGTGCTTTTAGATCAGAACCAGGATTCTCACGTTCATAAGACTTCCTACCCTTCTCATTCAATCCACCCTTCTTGTTCTTACCTTCCTTACGTTGCCATGCAGCAGTCTTAGCTTCTACATTCAATGTCTTAGGATAGTCTTTGTCACCTT